AGAATACAAAGTTATCACTAGCAGCCAGCTGATCTTTTGTTGTGAGAGTTAATCTAATACGCCAACGATCTGCTCCCGGGGAAGCTTCGTTCGGAGTCGCGCCTTGATTATCAAACAGAGCTGTGTTATCAGCAGTTGTTACAATATCTTGTACAAGTTTAAAACCGAGATCTTTGGTTGAAGTAATTGAATACTTATCAACGAATGTTGATTGAGCTTGAACAAATACGAATCTACCTTGTACATAGAAAGAACCAGCAGTGATTGAAGCTTCTAAACCTTCACCTGTTGCTCCAGTTGAAGCAATTGTCATTGGATTAAGCGTACCAGCAGAATGAGTAAGTGTACCACCGTTAGCGCAACGGATTGGTGCGACACCAGAAGTTCCAGTCAATCTATCGATATATTCAACATAAATTGTATCAGGATCTGATCCAGTTTCTTCAACGGCTTTAAGAATTTTAATTTTAATGCCATCGCCATCAGTAAATGTTTGACCTACTACTGTGCTTGCGTCTGTAGGTAAAGCGCCTGAAGCTAACTTAATAAATTCTCTTCTATTAAGAGTTGTATTACCTCCACTTACCTTTCCACCTTCTTTAAAGATATTAGTTCCAAACCGAGTTATCTCTTGTTGAATAATAGTTTGTAGTTGAGTAAGCTCTCTTGCTTGCAAAGACTTTCCACTATTAAAAAGAATTCGATGAAAATTATCGGAATCTCTAAAATCGTCTTTGTAAGTGGTTTCGAATGTAGTAGTGGTAAATGCTGTTGCCATTTTTTTACACCGTCAAAATTACTTTAATATCTTCAGTTTGAGCTGAAGATCGAACAATTCTTGCTCTATTCTCTATGTATAACAGATCACCTGAATAAATGTCTGCAGTTCCAAAGAGGTTTCCGCTATCAATGGTTCCTGATCCACCTAAGCTTCCGCTAAGAGCTTCACCATCTGTAAAATTACCATTTCGTGTTTTTTCATTTTGGTGGAACCTTAGACTCTTACCACCGCTTGAATCAATCTCGTCAATAATAGCTGTTACGCCTGATGTGCCACCTGTAATAACTTCATCAACAGCAAATCCTGTTGCAGACATGGTTCCTGTCAATGTCATGTTTCTGTTTGTCTTTACCGAAGTTGAATTTAATCTTCCACCTGCAGAAGCGGAATCAGTAAAGTCTAAGTTTCTAAACAAAGTAATTTGTCTAAAATCGTTAGTAATATTAAATGTACCAGTTTCAGCGCCTGAAGGTTTAATATTTAACATAACACTTGAGCCTTTTAAATCGGCTCGAGCATCTGCGCCTATTCCTTCGCGTGGTCCAATAATCGGTCTTAGAGTTGCGTTACCTGAGAAGCTAAGTGAAGCATAATTAAATCCTGAACCAAGTCCACCTGATTCATTATTCATTTCAACTTTAACAATTGCACCACCATTAATTGTTGCGGTTGCGGCCGCGCCTGAACCATCACCACGGAATGTTAATGTTGGAGCAGAACTATATCCGCTACCACCATTTACAACTTCAACACCTAAAATCTGGCCGGGTGTAGTTGTATTTTGAACATTTAATTGTTGTAGTTCAGTAGTGTTACATGATGCCGAATCTTTTGTGATTACAGTCACAGGCTGAAAACCTGCAGTTAAAAAGTTAGTTGCATCACCTGCACCGATTGAATATAGAAGTTTCCAACGATATCCGTCAGACGTTTGAAAAGCTTGATGTAAGGTTACGCCGGCTGTACCAAATGAAGGTTTAACAGTTGATGGGTTTGCTGAACCAGTTGCGCTTTTACTTTGTTGTAAGCAAATATAAACTTCATTATCTTCTGTCAAAACATAATATGGATTCGATCCGTATCCTTGCTGCTTATCGTTCCATGCATCATAAATTGTACCTGATGACCAGTTATTTCTTGTAACCACCATAGAAGAAGCTGTAATCTTTTTCAAAGATTCTAAATTACCTCGAGCAACTCTTTCGTCAAATGTATGACGTAGTGGATCAATTGTTGTGTCGGACGAATCATACGTATCAGTTTTACCAATTCCAATGTAAAATTCATTACTATCAGTAGTGTTTTGAACTTCAGTGAGTAAGTCCGCTGCTAGTTTTCTTTTTAGTGGGTCTGTTACAATTGCTGTCATCTTTTAATCCTTACGCCAATGTCGTTACGCTCTGGTTACCAATGAGGTACCAATGTGATCCATCCCAAACACATTGGGCTGCTTCGAATTGAGCAAGAGCAAAACTAGTTGTACCACCTGTGCTTTTAAAACTCGTAGGTGATATTGTCGCGACACCAGCTCCTTTATTTGTAAATATTTTATATTCACCAGTTGTTGTACCATTGTTTAGTCCTACAGCAAGTGCTGATCCTTTATTGCATATGATCATAGTAGCTGCTGCCGATGCGGTACCGTTCGCTGTAATCTCAACTGCCTCATAAGCAGCCTTACTTATTTCAACAGAACCCGTACCCTTTGCATTCAGATTTAAGTTAAGGTTTGTCGCAGTTCCTGTTGCATTAACCTGTACAGCGTTTGTACTAGCTGAGTTAATAACTGTAATTTCATTAACTGCCGAACCAGTTGCAGTTAACTTAATTGACTCATTACCGTTTGCATCATTAATAGATGTTGTGATACTCGGTGTAGTTAAAGCTGGACTCGTAAGAGTTTTATTTGTTAAAGTTTGAGTAGCGCCATTGAGTGTAACTACACCATCAGAATCTGGTAATGTAATTTTAACATCAGCACCTACGTTACTTGCAACCAAACGAGTTTCAAAATTGTCAGCGGTAGCACCTTCAAATACTACTGCACTATCCTCAAAAGATACTTGTGCAGACAAGTTATTACTATCACCGCCACCTAAGAAGCGATAGATCTCAACGAAGTTATCATTTATCTTGCCACCAGCCGTACGAAGAGTATCGCCGTTGCCGTCGTTTGCTGATGATCCGATTCCTATATTTTGTCTTGCCATTTTCTAATCCTGTTTAGCTTATTTATATCGAAGAATCTGATGAAATTCGAGTAAATACATCATTATCAAAAGTTTCCACGGTCATTGCAAAGTCTGGTCTTCCGCTATTAGCACTATCATCAAATCTAAATGAATTCGGATTGAGAAGTGTTTTGATGTCATCGTAGTATTTGACAAACAATGTTGCAGTAAGATCAGAGTCATCTCCATAACGAGATATATCTTGTTCAGGCTTGAAGCCAATACGGAAAGTTACACCATCCGATGAGTCTTGTAATCCAGTTGTTTCTCCGAAGAGAGTGTTCGTAGCAAAAGATGCTTGCCCTAAGAATAATGGATCTTCTACGTTTGAATCGAGCGGATTGTGTAATGATATCGTCGGAGTAAGAGAAACTTCTCCAGTCGATAAAACATCGCCAGCAAAATGAAATCCTGCTGGGTGCACAAACCTTTTATACAATAATTCGTAATCAGAAACTGAAATACCAGATTTAAGTAATATTGAAAATACTTGAAAGCGTTCTGCATCTTGTATTTTCTTTTGAGAATCAAATCCAATTTCGTCTTGGCCTACAATAAATATATCTTTCTTTGGATAAATGACTTCAACTTCTTCTCCAAAGAATCCTCGAAAGAATCCTTCAGCTGAAGGCTTAGTTCCTTTTTGCTGATAAAAATTACCAAGTAATCTGGCCATCAATCTTGGATTTTGAAAGAAAGAAGATTGAGTTAATCCATTACCAATCTCACCGATAATCTGATCTAAGAAATCTATGTCGGTGTCGGCCACATCTCTTGAAGCAAATATATCTTGTACTTTTTGGTGAAAGTTAAATTTCCCTTGATCACTATCAAGAAACTCTTCATAAACTTCCATGAACCTAATAAATTTAGGATTATCAGCTTGAAACCACTCAGGTAGAGTAGTTTTAACATCTGATCTTTTAAGTACAGGATCTCGCCTGTTATTATCTACGGTGGTGATTGCCATGTTATGTTGTCAGTGTTGTTGTTGTGTTTTGGTTATCTATTGTACCAGAAGCTGATGTAGTAGCTGAGTCTAATTTAATTATATAATTTCTAAGTGGTTTAATTGTGTTTTGGTTCGCCGGAGTAATAGATATCTTAATTGCATCTCCATTAAACGCTGTAACATTAGAGCCAAAGCCATTCAAAGATACCACACCGGTTGTTTGATTATAACTACCAATGTTATCAGAAATAATGGTGTCAGCTGTTTGATCAAATATCTCAAGTGTAGTAGAGCTCAGCCTGTTTCTTAAAATACACGTGTTACCACTAATCGTAAATGGTGTTGATGTTACTATTCTATTTACGTCATCAGGCGCAGCCAGTGCAACTGGGAAGCTAATAGAAAAGTCTTTTGCTGTATTAAGCGTTGGCGTGAAACTTTGTTGAATTTTAACTGCCATGTCAGAGTTTAGAATCGCAGGTGATATTGCATCAATTGTCGTAAGCAATGCTGACTGTCTAAACACACTATCAAACTTTCCAAGATTAGTTGTAAAGAACGTTGCTAATTCTGTTTTAATGTTTGATTGAGTAGCGTCAAGTGTAAGATTAGTTAGATCTGGATCAAAGTCGAAAGTAACAGCTAATTCTATAAATGTATTAACTGGATCAACAAATTCTACATCAATTGACATAATTCCTAAGTTAGGACCAATTGTGTTTTGAATCGTATTTTTAGTATCTGTTTGTACTGCAGCTGAAATGCCATCTTTAAAGCTAAGTGAAAGATATACATCACCAAAAGTTGCAGGAATATTGTCTTCACCGCCCCATGCTGCAACGTCGTCTAATAGTGTTGTAAATCTTTGAGATACAATAGCTTTATAATCTTCTGCAGTAACAAGTCTTTGTTGAGATGCAAAGTTAATTGGTGCATTGAGTTTAATTGATTCAATACTTTCCTTGTCTCCACCACCTGCAGAATTTACAGTCGTTGTAACTGTTGGTGTGTAACTTGTTCCACCAATTGGAAGTTGAGAATCTGCAGTAAATGTAGTAATTGAGTTTGCATCAGCGCCGTTAGATGCAAGATACGTTACAACAATTTTATTACCAGCTACTGGTGCTTTACCAAGAACGCTATCCTCACCAAAAATAATTTCATATTGTCCGTTAGGTGTTTCACGAATGATATAAACTCTAGAGTTTGTGTCAATCCTTACAACACTTTCAATATCATTATAAGTGTTAAATGTACTTGAAGTTGTAGTATCGAACACTTCAACTTTTAACGTATTCTTATCTAATGATTCGTCTGGAATGACATAAACTTGATTATCAGTAGTTTCACCAACAATAAACGTTTTAGTTTTCTGAGTTCCTTCAGTTATCACAACGCTACTTAAACCACTTTCTGTTTTAAATTGAAAAGTTCCAGTACCGTCATTAGTAGCTGTATGAGCTACTAAAGTTTGAAAAGTAAATGTATCATCTCCAAGAGTTCCAGTAAATGTGGTGAAAGCTGGTAAGGATGCACTAGCTGTAATTGTATCTGATGTTACGACTTTAAAATCAATAGTTGCTGTTGCTCCAGTTTTAGAAGCTGGATAATAACCTACAGTTTCGGCATGAGCCACAACAGAAGATCTTAACTGTGCTGACTTAAGAAACGATTCATTGATTGCAAAGTTTGCAGTAAGACCGTTGATGTGCGTGTTGTAAGCCAAAACATCAAGAATGTTACTCAATCCTGATGCTTCAAAATCATAATCACTAAAGTCGCTTTTTGCTTGAAAATAAGTTTTTAAATTTGACTTGATTGTATCAAAATCAAGATCTGACGATCTAATTACAGCCATTACCTTAACCTCGTGAGATTTATACTAAGTTCTTGTGTTTCCTGAATATTAACAATCTGAAATATTACTTTTACATTTACGCTATTCTGATCTGGCAATAGAGTTGCTGTCACATCTCTTAATACAGCTCTCGGTTCAAAGTTTGCCATTGCCTGCATTACAGCATCTTCAATTTCAAGTTCATCAAACTCAGTATCTAAATTAAATAAGAAATCATTTAGGTTTCCGCCAAATCTTGGTGTAAATGGTTTCTCTCCAAAATTAGTTAATAATAAATTTTTAACAGCTTGTTTTACCGCTGCAGCATCTGATTTTTTGAATACGTCTCCATCACCCTTCTTGGCAAAAGTCAAGTCAAGGTCTCTATATACTTTATTTCTAGATACTGTAATACCAGCAGTATCTAAAGTTCCGTCTTCTATCGAAAATACACGTGCCATAAGTCTATTTATACCCTATCCAGCGAAAACATTCGAAGAACCTTCAGCTACAGATGTACAACTTGTGATTCCATCTCCAATTCTTCCGCATCCTTTACCGTTTACAAATACTGTGGTTGATCCTGTTGATATCGGTGCAGCATGGCCGCCACATGGAGCCGGTGGCAATAAATGTGAAGTATTATCGTCACCTTGTCTACTTACACCAATACCATTTACAAAAACATCAGATGAAGCGCCGTCTCTTACCATTTCAGAACAATGAGGTAAATCGGCATCACCTTTTCTAGTTACTGCTGGCAAGTTCTATCTCCATCAACCTTTTAAATTTATGTTGCCATGCTTCAATCTCTTCATGTTGTTCTTCAGTGTGTGGCTCCGGTGGTATCTCAGGAGCAAACTTAATTAAATGTTCAAACTCATTTGGAATATCCTCATATTCATAATATGTTTCTAATTTATCATTTCTTATTATTTTAAATTCATGAGCCATTAGTTCAGGTCAATCCTTGTTGCAGTTACTTTAAAATTACCATCACACACAATTTCCATGTCACCAGTTACATGAATTTTTTCGTTACCAGTTACAGTTTTGAAACCATTCTTTGTATGAGTTACAACGTCGCCGTTTGGATGCATCTCAACAAACGTACCTGACTTATGGTACACATGGATTCTTTCCGCGCTTGGTGTATCATCAATTTCAATCACATGACCTGAAGATGTTTGCGTTACTTTATTATTTGGATATGTTGCGTTATAAGGAGATGCAGGTTCACCAGTTGTAGTATCAGGTGTTTTTGTAATTGTGTTTATACCACGAGATAATCGAGGTGTTGATCTATCGCCATCAGTTGCATCTTCATACTTTGGTAGTGAACCGATAATAAGTGGAAGCTGAGAATTTTGGCCGTCCATAAAGATACCAAACACTCGAGCTCCAACTTGAATACCAAGAGCATTGCCAAGTTCTTTCGTTCCACCTTCATTAATTGGTACAATCGTTTGAGCAAAGGGAAGGTCTTCATCTCGAATTTGAGATTGATGTAACCCATGGATTCTTACTTTAATTCTTCCAAGCGATGTTGGATCAGAAATGCTTATAACATCTCCAATAAACCAACGGATATTATCTCCATAAAAAGTACTCACGTTTCAGTCCTTCTCAAATTACCAATTTTAACTAAACCAAGAGACATGTCATATACGTCCACTGACTTTTTAAACATATGTCTTGCAGAATAAATTAAATACTTACCAGACTTTTTCTTATCTTCTCTATCAGTCTGATCTGCTGCATCGTTATGAGTTACCATAAAGACAACATCAATATTATTTCCAATTGTTTTATTGTTGTCGCCTTTTAAAAACTCTATTCCATTTACATTAATCGCCAACGGATTCTTCGTTAACATCGCGTCCATAGACGATTGTATAGCGCGTAACTTATAAGCCGCTGCATTTTTTGTTTCATTATACGAATTAGTCCATTCGTTATATTTGAATGGATTAATTCCTTCAGCTGAATCTCGGAAAGCCATTGAGCCACCGATCAATGTTGAATATCCCGGTGTGTATTTTTTAAGTTCTTTATCGTTAATTACTTCATCATAGTTAACTGGTGGATTCGGCTGTTCTTTTGATAGTATATCGTCTAACACTAACTTTTTAAATAAATCATCTCTGGAATTAAACGTAAACTTTTTAGTTCCTTCGGTGAGTGTATCGATAACTTCATAACTAGAACTGAGTAATCCATCGCGAATGATTTGTAATAAATTTTCTGAAGAACCAAATGTGTGGTTTTTAATTGCTCGCCTTTGTACTTTTAAATTCATACTGTTTTGAGTTTTAGTTGCTGACGCTGTAAACTTAATATCTTTACCAGCATTCATAGAAACTTTAGTTAAAAGAGAACCAAGGTCATTCATCACCAAATCATTACCAACAAGTTGAGAATACAAATAAAAAGGATAACCTTTGTTAGTTGAAGCTCGATTTATAATCCACTGCATAGCATCGATCGGATTTAGATTCGGAACTATGACTCTCATATTTTGTGAAGCGTTTAATCCTCCACTTACTTTTTTCCCTAGTTCAAATCTAGCAATTCTTTCAATAATATCACGCGGACTACCAATGTAATGCCTGTTGACGTTTATTAAAGAAGACAAATAATATATGTCTTCAACTAAATGAAATAAAATAACTTGAGCGTTGTCTTGTATCTTTTGTTGTTTTTCAACTTCATTAATAATAAATGTTTTTTCAATTTGAATAGAATCTGCTTCTGTAGATCTGATTTTTATTACTACTGTTTCTGTTCCTTGAAAGTCTGCATCTTGATAAAAATTAGAATCATCTACAACCATCATTCTCGCTGTAAGATATGGCTTTTGAATATGTTCAAATATTTCAAGGTCAGTTACAATTCGATTTATTTCTACTGGTTTTCCTAATCTTGATGATTGGATCTCAATAGAGTCAAATTCATATGAGGTTTGTTCTTGAGTTGCCATTATGCACTACTTACACTATCTCTAAAAGCTTTTACGATATCTCTTACAATACCGGGTTTGATATATTTAATTTCTCGATTAGCGTCATTTAATCTTCTAACTCTATCGAAGTATGTAACTTCAGTTAATAAAGCTCCCGGGCCAACTTCAGGATCAATATCAACAGTTGCACCAGAACTATTTTCATAGTGATGTGCGGCATTATACTGATCTTCAAAGCTTGTAATAATAATCACTTCAGTTGCACCATCGCTATTTGTTGAGTTAACGTTTTCACCAGCAGTAAAAGTACCATCAACGTTTTCTAAAAATAACTGGCCAAGGTCAAGATTTCTTTTACCAATAGTTGCAGTCGCAGCTGATGACGCGCCAGTAATTGTTTGGCCAACTTTAAATTTATCAGTAAGCTTTGTTCGAGTTGTAATCACTTTAGTAGGATACTTAAGTACTGCTCTATCAAACAGTTCATTGTCAGCTAACGGCCACCGTTGTTCTCGAATCTTTGGATTCATTAAATAGAAGGTCCAATGAAAACTTGGAGTTCCATATAATTTTTGCGAAACCTGATCTGGCCTTTCATTTGGAAGAATATAATATTCTTCATAAGCCGTGCTAGCATCCGCAATTTGATCTACAACATCTGCGTATATTGTAAGATTTTCAAAAGTTGCTGGAGAAGTTTCACTACCAAACTTATATTCAACTGCTGGAAAGTATCTAAAGTAATTTGACATTTTTACCTAGGCCCATTAATTTGTGTGTTATTAGTTGGAGTTGGAGTTCTACTGGTTGAAGCTGGTCTAGGACCTTCTGTACCATTTTCAAAATGATAGAATGATTCTTTGCCTTCAGCCTCAATATCTTTACGAGTTTGAGCTTTGTATTCAACAAAGTTTAATCCCATTGTTATTTCTGTCGGTGCACCGTCTTCATGTAAAACTGGCGAAGTAGGATTATATGTAGTACTGACACTCTTCAAATAAGATAATTTAATTGGTGTTCCAATATTTTTAAAATGTTTACCACCTGCGTTTGACATCAAGCGAATCTTAAACATATTTGGATATTCTAATCCAACTGAAAAAGATGTACCTATCGGAGTAATCTCTTCAGGATACGAATGAAATCTAAAAAACTTAATAATCGATTTGATTGCCAATGATTCTTGTGGAGAAACTGGAATAAACTGAAATTGAAAATTAAATTCACGAACAGCTACACCGTTGAAGTTAGTTCTAATATTTGGATTCATTGTAGCACGTGTTGTTACACTTGCTGCATTTCTCATGCCTTCGTTTGGAATCAATTGAGCCGCTCTTAACGCAGCTATTCTTCCAATTGATTGATCACCCATAACGGCTTTGAAAGCATCGATTCCTGATTGAAAACCTTCTGCAATTCCTTTTTTCAAACCTTCGCCAATTGTTCCACCTTGATTTAGAGTGGCGGCCATGGCAGCTCCAGCTAAACCTAAAGAAGATTGTGCGTAATCAAATCCGTCATTAACTTGAAATCCACCAAGAGGCACGTAGATATTGGCACGTTCTCCGCTGATATCAAAGAACCTTAGATCAGAAGCTTCTACATCTGATGATCCTGAATTTTTCTCAGCGCCTCCACCTGTGATAGAAGCAACAGCGTTTTCAACATTAAGTCCTTGTAAACTAGGAGGATCGATTTCTACAGCTTGAAATACTATTTTAGTATTATATTGATCTTCTTTATTAATAGGATATTCAAGTCTCCCTGGATAACCTTCAGCTGGTTTATTTGCCATGTCGTAAATCCTAATAAATATTGTAATAACTTTGAACTATTTATAACGAAAATATGGCATATAAAGGTCGATACATAGTAGAGAATAAGAAGAAATACGCTGGTGATTTTGACAACGTGGTGTATAGATCGTTGTGGGAACTACAGGTATTTAAGTGGTGCGATCGAAATCCAAAAGTAAAGAAGTGGTCTTCTGAAGAAATTTGTATTCCATATTATTATGATATGGATAAAAGGTATCATCGTTATTTTCCAGATTTAAAAATTGTATTTGAGAACCAAACAATCTTAGTTGAAATAAAACCAGCAAAAGAAACAGTTGTACCAAACAAGACCGGAAAAACTCGAAGACAATATGTTGGTGAAGCAGCAGTATATGTTAAGAACATGAATAAGTGGGAGGCTGCAGATAATTTTTGCAAAGATCGTAAATGGAAGTTTCAGATATGGACTGAACAAACATTACAAACAATGGGTATTATGGAGAAGCCTTTGAAAAAAGTACCGGGAAAACTAAAGCCATTGAGACCATACAGAAAACGTAAAAAATAGTTATAAATACACGTATGGCAGGCGAAAGTTTATTTAGAGATTTAGAAATCGAAGCATTCCGTGCTGGTGTAACACCACGGACTCGACAATCTATACGTTGGTTTCAGGACAAAGCGAGACAAATGTTTCGTGGACGGTTTACTATGAACCGTAATAAGTTATTAGGTGATGACGCGGTTGAACTTAAAAATAGGCCAATCACAAGAACTGGTCCACTTGGAAACATGTATATGTTTTTCTATGATCCTAAACATAAAGAAACTTTGCCATACTACGACGGGTTTCCATTAATTATTATGATAGGTCCAGCACAAGGTGGATTCATGGGTTTAAATCTTCATTACTTACCACCGGCCGCAAGAGCTCGATTGCTTGATGTAGTTCTAGGTGGCAATGGCAAAATACCTATGAAATATCTAAACCCTGCGATGAAACACTATTTGTTTAAACATGTACGTAGTAGATTTGCTCTGATCGAAAAGCCTGAATGGGAAGTTGCAACTTTCCTTCCAAGTGCAGATTGGAATAAAGCAGGTCCTAGTCAAGTTTATAGAGATTCTAAAAGGAAATTGAGGGCATAATGGCTAGTATATCAGAAATTAAAAGTTCGATTACCTTTGGTGGTGGTCTTGCAAGAACAAACAGATTTTTAGTTACATTACCATCTTTAGGTAATGGTGGAATAATCGGATTCCTTGGTACGAGAAACATGAACATTCTTTGTCGTACCGCGCAGATCCCTGGAAAACAAGTTACCACACATGAACGTCGTATTGGAATGAAGTTTGAGAAAGTTGCTTATGGCTATGCTGTTGAGGATGTTGCACTTACATTTATGGAAACATCAACTCTACCAATAAGAAGATATTTCGACGACTGGCGTGATCTTACGTTAAATGAAGAAGCTCAAACTGCAAAGTACAAAAGCGAATATGCAAAGAGAGTTATCATACATCAGTTGGCAATGCCGGTGCCACTTGGTGCTTTTCCAATAACAAATAAACTACCAATCGATGTTATGGCATCGACTTATTCGGTTGCATTAAATAACGCATTCCCAACGTCAATTACGGCAATTGAATATAATAATGAACCTGATGGCTTTGTTGAAACAACTGTTGCATTGTCTTACACAAACTTTGAACGTGTTCCAGCTGGCCAGCTTTCGCTATCAATAAACTTTTAGAGGTAAATCATGGCACTACCAAAACTTAATAATGCTCCAAGTTATGAGATGGAGATTCCATCAATCAATAAGAAAGTGCGTTATAGACCGTTCTTAGTTAAAGAACAAAAATCACTTATGTTAGCTTCTGAGTCAAACGACCAGAAAGTAATGTTAAGAGCAATCCTTGACACATTTGATAATTGTGTTGAAGGCGACTATCCAAAAAATAAACTTACATCTTTTGATGTTGAATATATGTTTTTGCAAATGAGAGCAAAATCAGTAGGTGAAACTGCAGAAGTCATTGTTAAATGTACTGAATGCGGAAAAGATAATCCGATTGCTATCAATGTTGAAGATATTAAAATTGAAGTTCCTGAACAAGATTTTAAAGTACAAATAACTGATGATATTGCAGTTGAACTTTGTTATCCTACATATTTAGATATGATTGAATCAGGATTATCTGGCACCGAAGAAAGCAGTACAGCTGATGTAGCTTTTAAAGTTTTAAGTAATTGCTTATTAGCTGTTGAAACTCCTGATGAACGAATTATTATGAAAGAACAAACTTCAGAAGAGGTTACAGAATTTATTGAATCAATGAACCAAGATCAGTTTATAAAGATTCAAAACTTTATTAGTGAAATACCATCATTGAAACATACAGCAAAGTTTACATGTAAACATTGTGAACATAAAAATGAAATGGTTGTGGAGGGACTACAAAATTTTTTATAATAGCTCTATCTCACGATAGTCTTGAGAACTATTATAAGATGAACTTCAATTTAATGACTCACTGGAATTGGAGCTTGACTGAGATAGAGAATATGTTACCATTTGAAAGAGAAATATATGTGGCATTACTTCTCAACCACATTAAAGAAGAGAAACAAAAAAGAGACCAAGAAATGTCTAAGGCAAAAATGAGGTAGATATGGCAACTCTAGCAGAAGTAAATCAAACGCTAAAAGTAGCGAATGATAATGAAATGGACGGTGCTTCAAGGATTGTTGCAAGTGTTGATAGGTTAACAACAATTGTAAATCAATTTGTAAAAGCAATGGCGCTTTCGAACATGAAGCTGCTAGAAGCTATGCGTGAACAACAGGCTGCTGCTACTCAAGAGATAGCTTCGAGTCAAGATAAAGCAGATGATAGCAAATTAAAACTATTATTGTTAGGCTTAATTGCATTTATTGCTGGTATCATTTCTGGTTTAGTTGATTCTTTAAAGGCATACGCAAAATTATTTAGACTTGATAAGTTATTAGATCTAGTAAAAGCTGGCATTGGTAAATTAAGAACAAATGTTGGTAAAGCTCTCACAGTTTTGTTAGATCCATTTGTTAGAATGGGAGACGATTTAAAAAGAATTGGAAGCAACTTTAAAGCAAGATCAATAAAAGCGTTTGATGACGCTATGGCGGGAATCAAAGCAGCTATACAACCTATTCGTAATTTCTTCTCGAGTGATCCAAAAACCGGCGTAGGTAGAATGGTTCAAAGAGTCGTTACCTTTATTCGAAATGCGTTTATGTTTCCATTAGAACCTTTGGCCGATTTAGTCAAACCTTTTAAAGCTATCTTTACTGGCGGTGAAGATGGTGTAAGCTTAATCACAAGGATTGTGAATACAATTAAAGCTCCATTTACTGCCGCGTCAGAGGCAGCTTCAAAAGCTATGAAAACTATCAAGTC